GCTTAATGCTGTGAAAATTCCATTTTTATTGACTGATCCAGTACATGCCGCATAAGGCCAACTAAGTGGTCCTGATGTTGGGTTCATTGTTAGTCCTGTTTGGTTTTCCATTGGATCAATTATATTGTCACAACATTCTGACATTTATTCAACAATTTAAAAAATGTTAGAATTAATTAAAATGGCATATTTCGCACCAGTTATTCCAGGTCTCGATCTGACCTACCAATTTGAAAAAATTCGCCCGTTGCACAATAATGAACCCCTCAAACCATGCCCTGGTACATTGTGGGACTTTTTAGTACAAAATTCTGAATTATTTAGTATCTACAAATTCTTAGTAAACAAGGCCGATCTCCAATATGATTTTAATGGAGTCGAATTTGATTCTACTGTCTTTATACCATCTGATAAAAGCTTGGAAAAATGTTTTAGTAAAAATATGTTCATGAACATGGAAAAGTATCAAGCTATGAGAATGATTAAATACAACTCTTTGTCCAGACAAATACGCATGAAAGAATTAACAAGTAGTGAAAGTATGAAACTAGATACAAAAATTAGAGGTCATTTAATTTACACCAATAGTGATGGTAGAGGTTTATCATTGATAGGTGAAAAAAATGGGGGTTCAGTAAATGTAGTCAACGGAGACATTATTGTTAACAACGCTCTAGTACATCTTACGGATAATTTCTTACTCCCAGAAATGTCATAATTTTAATTCTAAGTTAATGAAGAAATAAAATTATATAAATGTGTGGAATTTTCTTTCTCAAATCAAAAGTGGTGGGTACAACTCATAGGATGGGTTGGAATGGGATAATTAATGCTGTGGAATTACTAAAAACGAGAGGCCCCGACAGAACTGAAATCAGGATTTTTGAATCCCAGGTCTTGGGATTTTGTCGATTAGCTATCAATAGCATTTCTAAAATAGGAGATCAACCTTTTTGTCTGGTCGTTGACCACGACAGGAGAGTTTCACTGATTATGAACGGGGAAATTTATAATCACAAAAAGATCCAAAAAAAATATAAGTTCCCTAATGCAACAGGGAGCGATTGTGAAGTGATGCTTCATCTGTATCTTAAATTTGGTATTACTTCGATTATAGATCAACTTGACGGTGTATTTGCGTTTACGTTGATTGATGGAGACAATGTGTATTTTGGAAGAGATGCTATCGGGGTCAGACCTCTATACTTTAGAAAGCGGGGTGGAGATATAGCTATTGCTTCCACCCCGCTTTCACTCGAAGGCTTTTCACAGTTTGAAAAGACTCAACAGGTGCCTGCTGGTAGTTATTACCACTTTTATAATCAACGTCTAGATCTAGTTAATTGGTATCAAATTCCAAGAGTTAATCTCGATACCGATTTTAATTGGCAAACTAATATTAGAAAAGTCTTAGTTAACGCTACTAAAAAGCGCTTACTCTCTGACAGGCCTATCGGTTGCTTACTCTCCGGTGGTTTAGACAGTTCGTTGATAGCATCTATTCTCTCGAGACTTATGGCCCCTAGAAAACTTCAAACTTTTTCAATTGGGTTCAACGAAAACGCGACTGATATTCTTGCAGCTAGAAAAGTAGCTAAGTTTCTACAAACAGAACATCACGAAATTATTCTGCCCATGGAAAAAGCGTTTGAAGCAATCCCGGAAGTAGTGATTACCACTGGAACTTATGATATTACAACTATCAGAGCATCGGTGGGAATGTATTTGATTTGTCAATGGATTAGTCAAAATACTGATATTAAAGTTCTTTTTTCGGGTGAAGGATCGGATGAGATATTCTGTGGGTATCTTTATTTCCATTATGCTCCCACGAATGAAATTCTGGAGGAAGAATCGAGACGTCTAGTTAGCGAACTACCCTATTTTGATGTGCTTCGTTCAGATAGAACAGTTTCGTGTCATGGATTAGAACTCCGGGTACCATTTTTGGATAAACAATTTTTGAAAATGGCTCTTGGATTACCAGGAGAATTGAGACATCCTAAAAATGTAATGGAAAAGTATATACTTAGAAAATCTTTCGAAAAAGATGATTCAGGTAATCCTTACATCCCAGAAGAGATATTATGGAGACGCAAAGAAGGATTTAGCGACGGGGTGGGAAGTGTTGAGAATCCTTGGTATGTTAGAATCCAGGAAAATGTAAAAGAAGAATTCACAGAAACAGATTTAGAAAGAGCAAGGGAATTAGGATTGTGCGAACCAGTAACACCTGAATCAGTCTATTATTTCAAGATGTACCACAATTATTACAAGGAAACCAAAGCCCCAATCCCTCATCATTGGATGCCCAAATGGCAAGATACAAACGATCCTTCTGGGAGAATCATACCAGCTTTTTCCGAAAATGTTGAATAATATAAATGGATGTTTTTACCATTATTTATTATGCCGTGTGGACCATAGTTGGACTGTGTATTATAAGAGATAAATGTTAACAAATAAAACCATGTTATGTTTTATTTGTAATCACGAAGCAGTGTTGTTGATACCAGATCGAGATCCGGACTCGATGGTCATCAGACCTATCTGCGACAAATGTCTAGATGACTTTATCAAGATTTTTCCAAACCTATTCAAGTACGTAACGCGTAGACAGTTCGGACTAATAGCCTAAACTTTCCCATACCCAATCAAGCCATGATTGTTCAATACCTCTTCGGCGTTTTTCATGTCTCAACCTTTCGCGAGCTTCAATTAATAACCTTTCTAATTCTAAAATTTCTTGTTCAGCGTCTATGACTGGATTTCTCTTAATCACGTAACTATATTTTAATGCTTCATAAGACATTTATTATTCAGCAAAAACTATTTCAACAGGATTCATGACTGTTTGGATATTAGCGTAAGCAGCATGACAATTATGTTTAAACAAAAATCCTGAAAGCTTGTCCCATTGAGGAGAACCACAAAAGCCAGCATCTGGTACTTCCGACGGGTAAGTGGAAAATATTTCTCTCACCCGGATGTGTGTGAGACTGCTAACATCTATATCTCCCGGGAAAGAGTCCAGATTTCCATGAGCTTTGATAAGTTTGTATGCATTTATAGGGCCTATCTTTGGTAAGTTAGAATTATAATCAGTTCCGCACATAATACAAAAATCTTGAAATTCTTGTCTGTCGAGATCCAGAGCTTCTCTTACTTCATCGATGTGCAAGGCAAAGCATGTATCATCTCTTGTATTTATTTTATGAAGGAAAACACTAGCTTCACATGCTAGGAGATCAGTATCTTCTGATAATGCTCCATAAACTTTACCATCCCTGGATAGATGAGCGCACAGCGTTTCTGCTTCACATAATGAAGTAGCATAGGGTACGCCGAGAATATCAAACAGTTGTTTGCTAACCTCTATATCTTCTTTGGTCATTCTAACTACTTGTCCCTGGATTCTATCCAAGTAATCTTCCAACCAACGAACGTCAATTTCATCTTTGGTTTTCTTACCCAAAAGCTTTTTCACTTTTTTAGGACTCTTACGACGTTTCATGGTCTCTCGTAGAATATCCATAATTTCTCCCGATTTGTTGTAAGTATCTAGGGCAAACTCAATATCGTGAGCTCTTTCCTGGATCTTTTCTTTACTAGATTTTCTTTTCGCTTGTTCTTGCTCCTTTTCTTTAGGAGAAGGCCCATCGTACACAAAATAACAGTGTACGTTGTTACGACGCAGTGCTAGGATTAGATTGATGAATGCGTGAATCCACCTGTCTCCAATAGCGGATTTATACTTGAACAAAAACAAACTCACATCCACCGCTACTTTCTTGTAAGCAAGACTGCTTAGATGGATTTGCTTGTAACATTCTGGACATTTTTTTCTTAAAAATTGATGTAAATTTTTGATTCCCATTTTGTTATTTTGTAGTTTGTAGCTCTTATATTTCATTTTATAAAGTATCTAATACATGTCTCGTTTAAAATTAGACATGATTCAACTACCTTCTATCCAAATATACTATCCAGAACAGCTGAAAGTCTTTGGTCAGAGTGAGCATCAAAAAGTTAAAAATAATACTGCTAGCACGATAAATAAGGAAAAGTGGTCACTTTTGGGTCACTTTTGATATATGGTAGCTTCGGTGTCCTGTGTCAATATAAACTATCTACTGGAGGTTCTGAGGCTTTGGTCAGAGTGAGCATCAAAAAGTAGTTAGCAACTTTTTTTTCTCACAGGTTATTACAGGTCGGTTTAAAATAGGTCGAATATTTAAAATCTCTATTTCTTCGAAAAATTTCCAAAAATACTTATTTTCGCTAATAGTCATTCAGAGCATCTGTCAATTATTGATCGACATGATTCAACTACCTTCTATCTAAATATAGTATCTAGAAAGGCTGAAAGTCTTTGGTCAGAGTGAGCATCAAAAAGTTAAAAATCATACTGCTAGCACGATAAATAAGGAAAAGTGACCCAAAAGTGGTCACTTTTGATATATGGTAGCTTCATTGACTTTTCTTCCTAAAACTCTGACCACAGAGGCTCTGAGGCTTTGGTCAGAGTGAGCATCGAAAAAGGACGGTAAAATTTTACCATCAAAATTCGAGTTCACTAAAATACTCACAACACTAATATAACGATTGTTTCAGCGATACTTACGTGATAAACTTCTCATTATAGATGTTCTGGAAAACCGTGAGTAAATAAACACTATTTATGTACCCAAAATCGCTAAAAAAGCGCATTAATGTATTCAGATAACTCGACAATATCTGTCATTACTTTAGCGGGTTGCTTAATAATGAAAAAACCTTTTTAAGACATCCAGAACAGCTGAAAGTCTTTGGTCAGAGTGAGCATCAAAAAGTTAAAAATAATACTGCTAGCACGATAAATAAGGAAAAGTGGTCACTTTTGGGTCACTTTTGATATATGGTAGAAACTTCTACAATATACAAATATATTCCACCCACAGAGGTTCTGAGGCTTTGGTCAGAGTGAGCATCGAAATTTAAGTGTTACTTCTTTTTATGTTTTTTAGGTAATACCGCGGTAAAACACATGAATCCTAGAGACAATAAACTTATGATACAAAAGATGATAATAAACATAGTAGCAGCAGAGTTTACTGTTTGTTTAGACACCGTGAAGTTCTCTTTAATACCCATATTGCCTGCTAAAAAAGCAGTTGTGTTTAGTTTTATAAGTTCTCCTAAAGATGTGAGGGGAGAAAAATCAAAACCAGTGTATCTGTATTGAGCTCGTCGAGTAAATCCAGTTCGGGGATCTATTCCACCACCATTAATACCATCCCCGAAATCTATAACAAGACGTTGTTCTCTGATAAACGGGGGTATACTTTCTATTAATGCGTGTTCTGACTTGGGGAAAATCATCGTGGTAGGATAAAAAAGATCAGGAATACCACAAACTACATTTTCCTCTATCTTACAGTCATTGGTACCTCTTAACATTCTAAAATATCCATTAATACCCCACTTAGCCCCCCAACTATTAGCAATCCACCAAAACTTAACACCGGATTCTTCACCCCAACCGACTATTCTGACCGCATGCCCACCGACTCGAACGTCGTCTTTGATACTTGAGTAAATTTGTGTTTTTGGATTGTATAAATAAAAGTTAGAATAAACTTCCATACCCGATGTGACAGGACCATTTGTATAGATCTCTGACATAATGTCTTTTTCGTTACCATGTGGAGCTGTCCCTGGGACTGAGTAATAACAAAGAGCCCGATAAAATCTCGCAGGTGTTCCATCTTCCGCCCCGGTTTCTCTTTCTTGTGTGTAATCACCACACATATCTCCTTCATCACCCGTGATGGCAGTACATAAAGGTAATTGACTGTCTTCTTTATAATTTACAATATCGTACCCATCTTTTCGTTGATTGTAAGATAAACATTCGTCGGTATTGGTACCAATTGTATATAAATATCTCCAAGAATCTATTAATGTATTACCATGGCATCCCAATTTGCCTACATTTTTAGATAATATTTTACCAACTTTGGCTGTGTAGTTTACGAATTCTGGATAATCTATTTTTAATTCTTTACCTTCCAGGTCGCATAATAATGGTTTTAGAGGAGTCAAAACAGGGTTTAGTTTATTATTTGTTCTAAGTCTAAATCTATCAGCTAGCGCCGAAGTACTCGCCCATGCCCAACAACTACCGCATTTTCCTTGATTTTTGATGGGAGATAAATAATCTTTCCATATCAATCTTCCATCGAAATCTTTGGGTAAATTTTTGATAATTTGTTGTTTTACAGTATGGATTTTTAAAGCTCTATTTGTGGTAGAATTATCGTTTCTCAAACTGGTTTGGAGTGGACGATTTTGAATCTTTGTCAATAATGCGCTTGAGAGCTTGTTCATTTTTTAAATGTAAAATGATTTTTAAATTTATGTTAATATTAAAATGAAGATGAACAAGGAAATAATTAGTTTCAAAAACAGTATAATAGTAGATCTGAAGACACAGGAAGCAGTTAAAACCCGAGCAAGTACCACTATTCGGAAGTTTAAAACAACCCAGGGTGTCACAGTAGCTAATAGAGTAGCCATGGAAAGAGCTGAAAAACAACTCAATGAAGCCGAAGAAAAGATAAATAATTATAACGAATCTTTGAGAAGAATCGCTTGTGGTGATTTATCAGAATTACACGAAGTTCTACAAAAGAGTGAAGAATTGACTCGAGAATTCCACGATCATGAAAATGAGTTGGCTCACAAAAAAGCCAAAGCTACCGTAGCGGGTAAGAAACGTAAAGATGCAACTTACAAAAAACTGAGAAAAGAGCGGAGATCTCATAATTGGGACAAGAAGAAATATGGGATTTATCACAGAAAGTATCTCAGAGCCGTGGATACTCTTCCTGATTACATGAAAGACAACTTAAAAACAATGCCAAACAACAAAGGTTATCGTTGGAGGGGTGTTGGGTTCTACGGTCAACAAAAACCTATCAAAGACGAACCTCTCATTCTTTTTGAAAAACGGAGGGGTGTGCTAAAAATATGTAAATATTTTAATGATAGACACGAAATTTATGAAAAGAAAGATGGAACAACAACAATGGTAGAAAAGGAATACAAGAAAAAAGTGTTTAATATTCCAACCCCCCCTGGGGGGACTCCTATAGAATACGATACTGCACCTCAAAGACACAACAACAGAGGTAGACGTAATAACGGTAGACAAAATCACGATGGAAGAAATGGGAGAAATGGAAGAAATGGAAGAAATGGAAGACAAAATCGTAATAATCGTAATAAATCAAAATCCAGAAATCTTGCTGGGTGGAGTTAATTTTTTGTTGATACTTAACAAGTATAAACAAATCTAATCAGAATTATCAAGGATTGACCCCAGAAATTTTTCTACATCTTTGTATGCGAGACTCTCTGCTATCAATAAATCTTTTTCTACACAATATTCTTCTAATTCTTCCCCAAAATCTAAAATAGCATTTCTTAACCTTTCCCCCTGTGTTTTATCATCATATTCTTGTGGTGGTGCTTCAGTATCTGAATCTATATCGTTGGTAGACATTTTATATAATGATCGTATTGCTTTTGATCATTTTCAGAAAGTTCAAAGTCTTGTAAAGCATATTTAGACGACTTTGCAAAAATCACATGATTAAATTTTCTTTGCAAAGATGCTTTTCTACGATTCAAAGTAAATTCTTGATTTTCTAAATGAGACGCTAAGATATCAAAAAGTTTTGTTAAATGAAGAAAATATTGGTATTCCCAATCTTCAAAACTTATGAATTTTTTACTTTTTGTGCGTAAAATATTAGCCCTAAAAAAGATATTGAATTTCTTTATGGGTTTAACAATGGTAATCACTGGTTTTTCAACTACAACTTTTACATGTTTTATTTCTTTTTCTTCGGAATTTGCTATTGTGGCCCAACTAGACATTTATATTTAGATAATAATTCTTAAACTCTCTATTTATCCTCTTCATCTTCGAGAGCTGCTATTTCGTTTTCTATCTCAGCGTCAATTTGTTCTGCTACATTTTCTGAATCATCACGAACTACCTTCTCGTCTACTTCTTCAACTATAGCTTCTTCAACTATAGCTTCTTCTTTGAGTTCTTCTAACTCTTCTGCTATTTCTGAGTCATCAATATCTTCTTCTTCTTCGATTTCGATATTGGTTTCTGGAACATCATCGTCTCCTCCTATAACAAGAGAAGACATCATGGGAGCCATCATAGCCATCATAGATTCAATCGGATTAGCCCTCGGAGGTGGAGGTGGAGGTGGAGGTGCTTGTTGCATTTCTTGAACGGGGCGGGCTTGTACTGGTCTTTGGTTATCTGAAGGTCTAACATTTTGTACAACTTGTGCGACTCGTTGCTTTACAGTGGTATGTTGACCTCTTAGAATTTCTTGCACTACCGCTTCTAAAACGTCGGTTCGAGATTTCTGGATTCGAAGCTCATTCTCTAATTCACTAATTTTAGCACTCTGTTGTTTAGTTCTTACAATTACAAATGCTGCAAGACCTACAATTAAAATAGCTTCAACCACCATGTGTATAATTTGCACTTTAGTAAATGACATGTTTTAAGAAACATGTCATTTTTTAAACCTAGTAACTCAGAAGACGGAAACGAAATTCCACCCCAGTTCTTGAAATAGACGTCTGCATATATCATCGTGATAAGATTTTCGTTCTACTGTCTTGAGAATATTGAATTCCGAAATATCACACGGGTGTTTATATTTAGTCAGAAGTTGATATAATACATATTGATTGTTAATAAAATTCTTACGATTATTTTTTTTATCTCCTTTGAAAATTTTTTCATAAGTCTCGACTAATTTGTCAAAGTCGCTAATAATATGACTTTCGAGGTGGGAAATATCTGGAGGTTTAATCCCTGTTAAAGTGTAATGGATCAACACAGCATCTTCGTAATGTTTACTGTTTCCTGTTTCTTTCAAGAAAAGTAATACATGTGTTTTAGTAATTTTGGAAAACTTAAACGTTTTTTTGTTAGATTTTACTAACAATCCATGTAATGCAAATTGGCTTTCTAAATCTTTGTAAACTTTCTCCGGTATTGTACTATTTTGCTTGCCTTGGTATTGATTGATGCAGTCTCTAAAATGTATACGTTTGTCATATGTGTATTTTGTTCCGACGTTAACTCTTTCAACGTCCTTATAAGAGGACGATGTTGCGGCTATTTGAATTTCAAAACCACACGTTGTACACACACGATAACCGTCTAATTCAAGAAAATCGTTCTTATTACAATTGTCGCAAATTTCTTGATTATTTTCCAATTTGATAACCGGAATTTCTAAAAAGTTATATTTTTTAGACGTATCTAAAAAGTTTTTAACAATAACGGATTTGTTATCCACGTCTTCTTCCACAACACCCATAAATGAGACTTTTTTAGGTTTTCTTAATATTTTTTCGAATTCTTCTATTAGTTCTGCCGTTTCCATTAGATAAAAATTTTTGCTTTTATTTGATTGTATGTCTTCTATTTTAGTTCTTAATTCTTTTGTGGCATTTTGTAACATTTTTAGTGTACTGTGAAGATGATGAGGTTGAGCAATCAATTGTTCTAAAGTAATAATTTGATCTTTGTAAGATTCGATATTTTCTTCTTCTTGCTCAAACATAGATAACATTTTTTCGTGTAAATACAAAATGTCTACCTCATTCTTCGCCATTTTGTATTATGCTCTCTTATTTAAATCACGGTTTTAATTTTTGGTGGTATTTTAACAATTTCTCTAGATCTGTATTTGGTAATTTTTTTTTAAATTTTTTCTTGAGCCTAATAAAACACAATGGCATCTATATGTACTTCTAATCTTACCTCAGGTTTCATCGATCTTGCTACGTACGACGAGCAGGAGAAATATATGTATGGTGGTCGCCACGCGACCGCTTACTTTGTTCGCGAGACACGCAAGTCAACTTGGTTTACCCAGGTTCCTGTTGTCTTGAGCAAATGCAGTGGCTCCCCTGCTTTTGGTCAAGAGTGGTCGGTTCAGATCTCCCGCGCTGGTGATTACTTGCTTCAGACGTGGCTCCGAGTTGAGCTTCCAGAAGTGTGTGTTACTTCATCCACCAAACTTGGCGCCGCCGGTACCGACTCTGCAGCGCAAATCGCATGCGTTGGTATTCGCTGGACTCGTAATTTGGGCCACGCCCTTATCCGCGAGTGCTGCTTGACTTTCAATGATCTTGTAGCCGCTCGTTTCGATAACT